CAACGACCAGAGCCATGATTATGCAATCCGAATAATAGCGTTAGATGCGTCAGCGGTTGGGAACACAATGGTAAAGTCGCCCGCACTAGATGACTTGTCAGAACCAAAGTCCAGAACAACGACTGAGTCAGTAGTGCTCGTACCGCCACCCGTAGTGGTGTTGTAGATCAATGCGCCGCGAGCAGTGATGGTTGATGACGCAAAGGTCAAGTCCGCAAAATCAGTCAGCGCCGTTGTTCCAGACGTGGTGGGAGTAACATTGGTCAGCGTGCCACCGCCGGCAGAATACCCCGTGCCGCTGACCTCGTTGGTCGCGGTATAGTCGGTAGTAGACGCATCAAAGCTCGCGCTGTTGGTATACATTGCCAGCTTAAAAGTGTGACCTGTGCTGGCGGTGAAGTCGTGCTTGGCCTGAAGCAACTGTTGCTTAAAGGACGTGCACATGTAGTTACCGGAAAAAGCCATATCAAAGTCTCCTGATAAGTTCGGCTAGGTCTTTTTGCCCCGCATCACACAGGGCGTTATAAACAGTAGTTCGGTCGCTTTTAATCGCTTCCTTCATGTAATGCACAAGGAGCTTCCTGATGTTGTCCTTGAATGCCTGCGCCTGCGCCCGCACCTCGGGAGTGGCGTCTTCTGCAACCGAAACGATCCTTTCTAGGCATCTTTCGGCAACCTCTTCCGGGGTAAACCCCCTGTTGGAAGTCGTCTGTACAAATACATTGCCAACAGCAGTGTCAATCACGTTCTAGGCTTCCTTACCTCTCCGCCGCGATAACTGTCTGTTGTGCTGTAGCCCTCGCCCAGCTCCTCCAGCTTGGCCAACGCTTCCATATACCTCTGGGTGTACAACTGCATCAAGTCTGGGTCTCCCTTAAGGTAGGTGTACGCCTCGACAAGACAGCCATAGAGAAGCGTAGACTCGGCGTTTGTCCCGAGCCAGCTAGTGCCGTCTGTAGAGGTGGTAATAGAGGTGGGCTTATGGAAGTAGTGCAGTTCTGCGTCGTATGCCGCGTCTGGGGTGGGGCCGAGAATAAATGCTGTGCGGCTAAATATGCCGTAATACTTGGGGGCGCCAGTGGTTCCGGCCACTGGATACGCCTGTCGGATGAAGTTTACATCCTTAAAAATAAGGTAGTCATATCCGGAATTATCAATTGCTAACGAATAAGGCGTCAAAAAATCCGATGGCATGACCAGATATTGACTGCCTGCGGCAACGGACCCCTCCACATTCTTGCGGAAGTCAGGTAACTGCACCGTCTTGAGAATCTTGTCTTCTGCCTGCTGTATAATTGTGGGCAGATTATCGACAAAGCTGGTCTCATTGGACTCCATGTAGTCCTGTATGGCCTGCTTCAGTGTGGTAAAGGTAAATGCCATCAGGAAATCTCTACTGTTACGCGCCCAACCACACCTGCCATGTCAAGGCCCACAGTGCGGCTACCAAGAGCTGTATTGCCACCACCAACGGGATCAAAGGCAGACAAAGCGCGGCTTTCGTCAAGTGAATTGTCAGGTCTAGGAAACCTAAGAGCCTGTGGGTCATTCGCATTTACATCCCCCAATTTAAGCTGAGGCTGGTCCTGATCGACCACGTCTCGGCCAACCAGCAGTCCATTCCAGCGTCCATCCTCGATTTGACGAACAAGGTCGCGTAGCGGGTAGCGGAATCCAGTCCGGTCACAAAACCCGAAAGCATGCTTACCCTTGGCATAACTGCTCATAGGTCGTTGTAGCCTCCCGGCGCCATATACAGAGCCGCCTTCTCGCGGGACGCATCCGCCGCAAGATTCCACTGCTCTTCATACACCTGCTTGAGCGCAGGCGCGATGCTCATTGATTCTGGCTTTTTGCTGGCAATCTGATAAGCCAGACCTGCCACAAGGCATGGTAGGTATCGGGCAGGCACATCCATCGTGTTGGATGCCGGCTTGCCGCTATCTTCAATGCGGTCTAAATAGTAGTAGGCGAATGTGTAACTGGTTGTCGCGTCAGGAACGGGCCAGAAATGAACCGTGATGCCAGTGGGCTTACGCTCAACGTAATACTGAAGAGGGCGCCCTTGCGTCAGCTTGTTTGTCTGGTGCGCATACTGGCTGACAGAGATTCTCTGCATAGTCAAATCAGACTGCTTTGAGGTGTTGCCAGCGTCTGTGCGTAGCAGACCCTCAATTATGTCTAACTTTTCAGATGTAAGGTCATATGACGACGTACCCGCCACAAGCGAGAGCGATGCATCCCTGACCGTCCAAAGGTTTAGCCCCCGGTTTTGCCACTCAAGCATGAGCAGATCAATGCTACGACGAGCAGTTTTGTAGTCATACCCGCTACGCAATTCGGAGCCAGCACGCTCAAACGCCTCCTCCATAATATCTGCCAAGTCCAGAGTAAAGCTGGTTGTGCCGCTAGTCGCCATTTAAACAACCACCCCTCTCGTCTTGCCTCGCATGGCAATGCCATTTCTGCATTTGGCTTTGGGCATTTGCCCGCCTTGAGCCGCCTTTTTCTTGCCCAAGCCCGCCTCTGACAGGGCAATAGCAATTGCCTGCTTTTTGTTGGTCACTTTCTTGCCAGAACCGCCAGACTTCAGCTTGCCCGACTTAAACTCCTTCATGACCTTTTTGACCTTGCCGGGAGCGTTTTTGGTTTGCTTGCCGGCTTGCGCCCTGCTGATCGCCATCTAGCTACCCTTCTTCCACTTGGTGGACTTGGATTTAGTCTTGCTCGGGCTCCACTTGACCTTATCCGCCCAGTAACCCGCAGACATCTTCCCCCGCTTAATGTTCTTTGCATGGCGCGATTTAAACGCCTTGCGCTGACCAACGGTCTGGTTGGTTTTTACGCCTTGCTGTCCAAAGCGAATAATCTTTTCCTTGCCGCCCTCGCACGCCTTGACGATGTGCGACTTCTTAGAATGGCCCGGAGTCCGCTTTGGCTTGTTGCATGCCATCGCGCCCTTATCAACGCGACCGCCTTTCTTGTAGTAAAGTCGCATTACTTGCGGTGCCTCGCTGTCTTTTTAGCCACCTTCTTAGGCTGGCTGGAATGCTGTTTGCCCTTTTTGGTATCCGCCCGCTTCTTGCGGGTGGTAGCGGCATATTCCTTGTCGGATAGCGATTTAATCGCCTTTTCAGGCAAATACCTTTCTCCCGTCGCCTTCGAGCCTTGGGTGCTGGGCTTGCCCGACTTGGTGCGCCATTTCTGCTTTGTCCACTTCTTGAGGGACTTTTGCGGCTTTTTGAGCGCCATCAGTCTTTGTAGCCTCCGCCCGCATCTTTGTATTGTTTGGCGAGCATCTGTGCTTTTCTAGCAGACCACTGTCCGGGCTTACCGCCCTTGCCGCCTGCCTTGATTTTATTGAACAGGCGCTTACGCAGGGATGGCTTGGTATAGTTCCCAGCTTCATTGACCTTCGACTCCGTCTTGCCGCCTTTTTTGTAGTAGAGGCGCATTAGCCGTAGTTTTTTTTCACTTGCAGGACGATTGTGTAAGAGTCGCCCAGCGTGTGACCTACAGTGGTGAACTTGATGTCCCCCGTCTTACCGGCACCGGCATTGTTGCGGATGCCTGTAAAAGAGGAAAAGTCCAGTGAATCTGAATAGTCAGCAGGAAGCTCCCACGCCAAAACGTCTGCCGTCGCGTCAAACAAAATCTCAACGCCCATGCCAATGGTTGAGTACCAAACGCGCTCAATGTTTACGCTGGTGCATGCGCCATCATCAACGGGGTTGTTTGAAAGAGCGGACACGTCGATCTTGGTCACGGCGGACTCGCCGGTTCCATCGCTGACGTTTGTGAATGCTAGGATTGCAGTGCGGGGGCCGTCTTCAATAGTCTGACTGGTAACTGTGTCAGCCATATTCTCCTCCAGATAACGGGGGCGCTAGCCCCCTATTCATTAACCGGCAGATACGGTGACTACGCCAGAATTGCTCCAGAGCTGACCGGCAACGCTAGGGTTAGACGTGGGCAGGTCTTTGATAATGACCACGCTGTTGGTTCCATCGTGAGTGATGGAGATGTTTTCAGTAACAGCGCCAGTCGTGGCATTCTTGGTGATTTCTTTGAAGCCGCCCTCTGAGCGGACGGGTCCGTTGAAAGTAGTGTTGGCCATGAGGTTCTCCTGTCTTGGCTAGTGTCTGATGTTCCACATGGAACAATCAGTCAGGAAAGAAAAGGGGGCCGAAGCCCCCTGTTATTTAGGAAGTTCCGGGCGAGCCGTAGATTCCCAGAGGATCGGATACGCCGAAGCTGTATCGCTCGCGAGCCTTGTACCGGACGTTGCCGGTGTCAAAGTCGCCGTCCATTGAAGTTTCCAGAGCTGTGCGCTGGAAGTGCTTCATGCCGTTCGGCACATCGGTAATGATGAAGAAAGCATTGGTGTCTGTCAGGAAGTGGTTGACAGAGTAGCCTTCCGGAATCGAACCGTTGTTGCGAAGGGCGTTGATGTCGTTGTCAGCCGTGCCGACTCGACCTTCAGTCTCAAGCAAACGAGTTGCTACAAACTGAAGCGCGGGCGGAACGATCAAACGACGGGGTCGGGCCGCGATCAGCAGACCACGCTCATCGGTAAATGCGGCGATGTTAATCACAGCATCTTCCAGCGAGGTCTCGTTCAAATCAGCCGCAACGGTAGGACGGTTGGCGTTAGTGCCACCGTTCACCAGCGGGTGAGATGTGCTGAACAGCGTTACGCCGTCACCAGACTGGTAAGACGTGAAGCCGTTGTTAAGGGGGTTAGCCGCCTTAACCTGCTTGGTGTGAGCCATAGCCCGAGCCAGCGCCTTGGTATAACGAGCAGACAGAGAGTCATACAGGTTATCTTCCATGGCTTCTTCAGTGATGGAGAAGCCAAGGGCGATGGTTTCGTGGTTATAGCGAGCAGTGAACGACTCTTGCGCCGAGTCATAGCTGATGGCCGCGCCTTCAGCTTTAACTGGTGCGGCACCAAAGCCGGACAGCTTCACTTCTTCTTCAAATGAGCGCTCAGATGATTCAGTGTCATAAATCATCGTGTGCTCATCGTCATACCGCTCATACTCCAAACCGAACAAGGCGTTCAGACCGGGGAGCAGTTCTTTCAGCATTTGTGCGCGTGAAATAGCCATTACCTAGTTCTCCTTAAACGCCAAGTGCCGTTTCGTAGGCATGACTCAAGGGGAGGTACGTTACAACGCAGTCGGTGAACGAATCACCTACCGCACTGTTAGGACCGTCCACAAAGTCGATGATACGAAGCGGGAACGTGTTGGTAGTTGCGACAGTGCTAGCGTCCAAAGCGTTCTTGCTTCGGCCAATAGCGGTTGAGCCAGCAGTGCTGATAGCTTGTACGTTGTTGCCCAGACCAGTCTGAGCGATAGAGCCGTCACCCTGCATTTGGAACAGGAGCTTGGGATCGTCAACGATGTAAGCCATAGCGTCTGACGCTACCGTGCCGGTAGGCCAGTACTGGCTGAAAGTAAGCTGACCAGTGCCGGGATCGGTGTAGGAACAGCCGACAAAAATGCCGACAGTGCCTGCCACAGCCGCAGTCGTAACTGCCGCTTTTTCTACCGTACCACTGGAAACCAGCTTGGCGAAATCACCATAAAAGATGCTCGTGGCATAGCCTGAAGCGATCTTGATATGGCGTACTTTTCCGGTGAAGGAACCAGAGGCACTAAGCGTGCCTACGGGTTCTGCACCCATCGGAGTAGCTGATGTAGCCATCTTTAATCTCCATTACGAGAGTTAAGGCCGGCGCTCTCCGTGTTACCGAAGTCAGCTCCGACCAAAGGTAGTCCGAGTTGACCGCTCAGGATTCAGAACGGGCATTCGGGGGTCGTTTTGCTTGAGGAAGTTGTTGTCCACAGATTCCATCTGACTCTCAGCCATGCGCTGGAAGTACTCCTCTCGTTGCTGTACCTTGCCCTCCGGGGCTTTACACAACAACAAGCCGCCGATTTCGATGTTCCCTTCAAACCGGGAACCGATATCAGACATGACTTCTAGCTCTGGATGATCTTCAGCTTTCACTGGAACCCATCCCTCTCTGAATTTTTGAGAGACATTCGTGTTGTCCGCTTTGCCTAATGTGCTGGTGCGTACCCAACGGAATACCCACCCGTCTTGCGGGTCAGGCGTTGGTAATACGGAGGCCGGCATCCACGAATCGGATGGTCGTTGTTCAACTTCTCTGGACTCAGCGTCCCTTTTCTTGCGCTGTTCTGCCATTTTAGGACTCCTTAATGAGCTGGTTGGCATACTGTTCTGGGGTTAACCCTAGTCGCTTTGCGAGAGCGAGTTGGGTGCGGCTCAACCTCACTTTGCGTGGTTTCGCGCCGTTATTCCTAGAGGAAGGCGCCACTACCACGGAAGGGCTTCGGGAAGTCGAGGAAGACTGCTCGCCCTGAGACGATTCGTCTGAGCCACTATCTCCTTCGCCGAAGTAGTCTGGAAACCGTGACCGCATGGTGCGGTCAATGGCTTCAAAGTATTCATCCGAGTTAGGGTCATAGCCCTCGTCCCTGATGAGTTTTTCGTGCACGCCATAAGCCAGCGCGGTCATATCTTTTTCTTGGCCAAACCAAGGATTTTGCTCTGCCCACATCACCGCCTTGGGGGATGGCTTTGGGGGCTGTTGAACCTCTGGTTGCTTTTGTTGGGCCGGCTTAAACTGTTCCGGCTCCTGCTTGGGACGACGCTTAATTTCATTTAGCTGGTAATCGGCAGACTTGAACTCTGACTGCGCATTGATAAGCGCCTCTTGAGCCTCAATAATCTTGTCGGTATTACCCTCTTCGTAAGCCTGTCGATAGCTATTCTTAGCCTGATCGACAGCCATAGCCGCTCGCTCTCGTATCTGATGTACCAGATACTGCTCGCCCTCTTGAATGACTTTGTGATACTGCTTGCTCTGCTCCGCATACTTTTGAGCAACCCGGATAGCCTCTTCACGAAGACGCTCTGCCTCCTCGCGTTGACGGCGCTCCTCATGCTGTTGATAGCGGAGCTTGTTAATTCGCTTCTTAACCTTTTCGGAGTAACCCTCCAGCTCTTCGTCGCCGTCATCTGAACTGGCTTCTGGCTTGGCATCTTTTGCTGGGGGTCGCCTATCTTCCGGAGGTCGGTCATCGATCACCTCAATATCAATGTCGGAATCCTGACTCTCTTTTTCTGACTTCTTACCAATAACGGTCTTAACGCCAAAAAACTTTTCTTCAGCAGAATGCTCCTGCTGTTCCATTTGCTCTTCACTCATACCTTTTCAATCCCCCGTGGGTCTTGTACAACTGCCTCGACGCTATCGTCATTAATCAGGCGAAACTCTTTACCGTGGATCTTGAAGCGCGTCCCGCTATAGGAGCGCATCAGTACCCAGTCGCCTTCTTTGCAATACGGGCCATTCGGGAATCGCTTTTCATCGTTGTAAGCGTCCGCACCCATCTTCAACACAAAACCACAAATGGACCCGATTTCCTCTAAGTCCAGTGTCTGTTTTGCCTTGAGTATGCCGCCCTCCGTTGTTTCATCGGGTTCCGGAAGGGCTATAAGCAGTTTGTACCCCTTGGGATCGGGTAATTGACTAGCAGTTTTTTGCTCTTCAGTCATGATTCCTTTTCCTGCACCAGAGTTAGGCGTCTGGTGTCACCATGCGCTACACCGCGTAGCGAATTAGTCGCGCTCTATCCTGTCATTAAGATCAAGAAGTGCGCGTTCCGCGTAGGCTAATCCCTGAATGATCCCTACACAGCGCGAATATTCCTCCATGTCCTTGCATCCCCCGACCGCTATGTGGTCGGTGACCTCGTTCATGTGGTCGCGATATTCATTTTGGAGCGCCTGCAACATGTTGTTGCTTGCTTTTTTAGTCATCAATTAAGTCCCTGACGAGGTTGAAACCGGCTTTAAATCCTTCGATTTCTTTCTGCGACTCGTCCTTCTCCCTCTGGGTAGACATCTTGGAGGCGAGTCGTGCGCTTTCTATGCGCTCTTGTTGCTCCATCTTCTGGAGATCAACCATTGATTTGTTTCGGGACTTTTCAAGATCGACCTGTATCTTGGCCATCTCTGTCTGCGCCTTAGCCATAGCTTCCTGTTCTTTGATGGCCAATTCTTTCTGTTGCATCTGAACAATCGGGTCTTGCATTTGCTTGGCGTTTTGCTCGGCTTGGGCCATCATCTTGGCCTTGCCGGTAATCTGGTCTGCCGCCGGGGCAACCAGTCTGGAAATGCGGAGTTCGATATCCTCCGGTAGCTTTTCGTCTGGGCCGGGAAGCGCCACGCCCAGTTGCTGTTCGATCTTGGCGCGATAGGCAAATGCAACGTGCTCCGCGATATGGGCAGACATTGCCGCCTGCATAGCCTTGGCATTTGGCGCCTTGTCGATAAGTTTTTGCATCTCCGGGTTCTCTGTCGCCGCCATATGCACTTGAATGTGTGCTTCATGGTCTTGATAGATAAACGCCTTGACGGGATCGCCGTTCAAAATGTTCATGTTTTCGGTGACAGGATCGGTTGGCTTGATATCGTCCTCTGTCGGAACGATCTTGTCCGCGTCCTGAATGCCCAGCACATCCAGCATCTGGCGATGCAAGAGGGGCATGTCGTACATCTGCGGAGCTTGCGCGGCTAATTGCAGTGCCGCTTGGTACTGCATAATGCGCTGGGCCATAGTGCCCGCGTTAGGATCGCTAACGGGTATAATATCGACGCGATCATCAAAATCTTCAATCAGAACCTGCCCGTTGTCGGTGTCATACGGGTATTCTTCTGGACCGTAGTCCCTGACGATTTCTGACAGGATTTTTAGCTCACGCGAGACAGCGGCGTGGACGCGGGCTTGGACCGCGCTCATTACCTTCATTTCTCGCTCAAGCACAGCAAGTGTGGTGCCAACCGGCGCTTCGCCGTTAATGTCTGAGGCTTTTACATCCGCCGCTGATGCGAATCTCCGTCCTTCTTGCACGATGTCCCCGAGCAACTGGTATAGGACGTTGCTGGGTTCCTTGTAAGGCAGGAACGAGATGTTGTCGCGGATTGCGCCACCCGGAACGTCTACGTCTCGGAACTCGCCGGGCATGATGGGAGTATCATCGCCCTTGATTCGGAGTCCCCGAGATTTCAATCCTCCCGGTAGGTTGGCAAGCGTTCCGGCGTCTACCAACTGCCTCAGCAACGATGTTGCCGATTTAGACAGCCCGCCGATCATATGTACTAGGCCAAAGCCATAGAAGCCAAGTCCGGGCAGATACTGGTAGTGGACGTAGTGATCCCGTTTCAGCTTCTTGGGGTCGTCTTCGTACCAGTTGCGCCGGATGGCGAGTATTGTTCTTGATGACTTGTCAATGGTAACGACATAGGGCAACGCAATCCCTGTGGGGGCGCCGCGGTCTGTGTCCTCAAACCCAATCAAGTCGATGTCAACGTGCATTTCCAGCAGGGTGTGCCGGTTGTCAAACTCGTAGTTTTCCGAATCGCCTGTCAGCCGGTTGTATTTCTGCTGTATCTCTGAAATGTCTGGAGCAGGGGGCGGCAGGTCAATATCGCTATAGAACCCAGCAACCTGCAACTTCCTGATTTCGTTGGAAGTTTTCTTCATTACATGCGTTGCACGTTCGCACGTCGATAAATCTGATGCGCCGTAGCTGACAACAAAATCTTCTGCGGGGACAAACATTGCGCAGGGGCGCCCCATATTGGGGTCGAAATACACCTTGCGGAACGCAGAGCCGGCAATCGGCAGAGAAAACAGCATTTTCTCTGTTTCTGTGCGGTACTCGGTCATGCGTTGTGTGATCAAATAGTTGAGGTAATTCTCAACCCTGTGCGCCTGCTTGGTCTTTTCGTCGGTGATTTTCCCGACGATGGACGTTTTTACAGGCCCACTTGCAGGATAAATCTCCTGTATTGTCTGGGCTTGGAACCGGATAACCGCCTCTGACAGCATAGGGTGGAATACACCGCAAGCGCCTTCCCAAGGGGTTGATCGGTCCTCAAACTTTAATCCTAACAAGTCCAGACCGCGAATATAGGAATCTTCCCAGTCCGCTCGGCTTTGCCGGTCTGACTCAAATTGAGCCACAAGCTCGCTTGCCAGAGCGTCGAGATCGCCGTCACTCATAAATTCAGCCAGATTGGAGTCGTGCTGGACTCCCATCAGCTCAGGGGCATTGGGGTCAAAATCGATGACCATGCCGCCCTCTTCATCGAATACCCCTACTGATTGGGGGTTTTCAATCACGATCTCTAGCTCTTCGCCCTCTGTTGCCTCAAAGGGCTGGGCAAGCCGGTCAATAGCCATTTAGCCCCTTCCGCCTCGCTTGCCGCCCCTGCCGCGCCCGCCGCGCCCGCCACCGGGTTTTGGGCTGTATTGAATTGGCGTTCCAGTCGACGAGCTACCGGGTTTTGGGCTGTATTGAGTCGGCGTTTTAGTCGACGAGCTACCGGGTTTTGGGCTGTATTGAGTCGGCGTTCCAGTCGACGAGCCATAGACCTTGCCGCCCTTGAAGTAGCCCTTGGTCTTGGGGACTATTCCACCTTTCTGCATCTTGCCTTCGCCGTCAGCGGCAAAAAATGGCACTTCTTCGCCACTCTTGTCTTTAACCATCTTTAGCTTGCCGCCAGCGGCATACATCTTGGACTGCTTAGTCATCATCGCGGTCACCTGAATATAAGTTGTCAAATACTCTGTTTACGTCCAGCGTGTAGTCCAAATCCGACTTGGAGTAGTGGATGTGCTGAGACGGCCTAAAATCTGGTGCGCCTTCGCCTGTCGAGAACCACGCTGGGTGTGTCACCCTGACGCGGTTGTTTGGCAAGGCCACTATGTTTCCGGTCCACGGGCCTGCATCTAACAACTCCATCACATGGCTCTGCTTGTGCTGGGCAGGGTCATCTGCGATTTCGTTGTCGGTGTAGTCCACCGTGAACATATACTTCGCTGGATAGAAATTACCGTCTATCTTGGCAATCCAAGGGCATGGGGTTGCCCTGTCCAGCACATAGACGCTGTGTTCTCTGGACGAACAGTCCCAAGGCTGGGCCGCATAGACCGGCATTGGCTCGGGCCACTCCGCAAAGGGGGTGTCCCCGACCAACGCGGTGATCGGCATTCTGGCCCACATCGCGCCACCGTGAACATTCGGCTCATCGGTGTCGTAGGTCTCGGCGCCAGTAAAAATTATCTGAAAACTCAAGCACCTACACGGCATAGTTGTCACAGCGATTGCCATCGCATGCAAAAACTCTCCGTGGTATTTACTGTGATTGTGCGTGTACTCACGTCTTACCCAGCACTTAAAGTGCGGAATGTTGCTTTGCAGGAATGCCATCTTCGCCGTAAAACCTCCGTTCCCACGCCTTATGCCGCTGGATCGGTACTTTGTAATACGGCAAGAATCGCCCTATGTAGATGCAAAACTTGTTCAACCAATGCAGAGGCAACGGTAGTGGCCTAAGATAATCCATAAACAAGACCACCCTGATGTTGTCCGTCAGGTTGATCGCAAAATGCTCGTAGGTATCGTCGAATATGACGACCTTGCCGGTCTTCCAGCGATACTCCTTGCCCATTACAGACAGTACACATCCCTTCCCGTCTGTTGGTATATCTACACCAAGGTGCATTCTCAGCACCCCAGACCACGGCCCCTCATGGGGTACAAGCATTTTGTTTGAGTCGAGGATAGAGAAATAGGCCGAAACGATGTTTTTGTCGCTATCGACAACCGCCATCGTCTTGGGGAACATCTTGCAGTTCCTCTCGAAACGTATATTGTTCGCCTTGAGGAAAAACATCCTCCACTTATCGTCATTCGATATATAGGTCTGCTCGGGACTTATATCTTGGAATAACGGAAAGTCCTGCAACCGCTGTCTCACCTGATCAAACTCTCCGCGTATTGCGAAGTAGTTTTCTTCCAGCTTGTGGGCAATCGGGAAATCTTTGTTGTCGAAGTAGGCCGGGCCTCCTAGTTTAGAGTGCCGCCTAAAAATCGGGCGCAGTTTGCGCTCCAGATTGTCAACAAAGCCGTGCCAGCGATTGATGTTAGTAATAGTTTGCCACCCTCCCGTGGGGGTCAAAGTCATCTTCTTCGTCCGTCCGTAGAGCGACAAAGCCACCCTGCCGGTAACGAAGAAGAGCCTGCGTCGAGGAGTCAACAAGGTCGTCATGCTCCCCGGCAGGGAACGCGGCAAACTCTTCAATGACCTCTTCGGCGAATCGGGTCTCTGGCGCCCATACCACGCCAGATGCAAACAAGTCAGCTACAGCGTTGACGCGAGCTATCTTGTCGTTTCCGCGAGATGGCGTGTATTCCGATACCGGGATACCCATAGCGCGAAGTTCAAAAATAAGGGGCATTCCTGCCGCTTTTGCCTCCACGATGAAGGCGTCGGGTTGCATCTCCTGCCAAAACTCAAAAGCTGTTTTTTTCAGCTCTGGGAACTCAAGACGCTCCTTGTATGCATCCAATAGGATGATGTTCGGCTGTGTGACGCCGTCGTCGTCGGGGTGATAAAACACGCCCCACGTTGTGCAGGCCGAGTAGTCGGCTCGTTGGGTTTTGAGAAACGCCGTGTCCCATGACTGAATCACGAACTCGCAGTGCGGCGGACGGTCTTGCTCCCACCTCTTCCACCACTCTCTTTTGACCAGTGCGCCTTCTTCGGCGGTTGGGTTTTGCTGGTACTGCGCATTCCACTTGGGAGCGGGCAGTTCGCTACGCAGAGCCTCTAGCTCTGTTTGGCTCCAGAACTCAGGCCACAGGGGTTTACCTGACGGCATAATTGCTGGGAATTCAATCACCTCCCACTCATCGGAGCCTACCCGTTGAGCGGAGGACTTTATAATCTTTCCGGTCAGATCCCGCATGTGCCAGCGGGTCATCACGATCACGATAGCACCCCCCGGTTGGAGACGCTGTCGTGGTCCTGATGTGTACCAGTCATAGGTTCTGTCAAAGACAGAAGGGTCTGCCGACTGGCCCTCTTGCTCGGAGTGGGGGTCATCGATGATCAGGAGGTCTGCACCCTTACCTGTCACCGCACCGCCAACGCCGATAGCGAAGTATTCGCCGTTTTTATTAGTGCTCCAGCGTCCTGCCGCCTTTGAATCGGCTCTCAACTGGAGGTTAGGGAACGCCTTTTTAAAGTCGTCCGAGTCCACCAAGTTCCTGACTTTTCGGCCAAAACCCACCGATAATTCAGCGGTATGGGCCGTTTGAATGATCTTTTTCTCCGGAAACTGGCCCAAAAACCACGCCGGTAGCAGGAATGACGCAAACTCCGACTTGGTGTGTCGAGGCGGCATATTGATGATTAAACGCTTCAATTCGCCTCTGGCGATGCGCTCAAACGCCTCTGCCATGATTTTGTGATGCCGGCCCTCAATAAATGCAGGCCATGTGTGCTTGACGAAGCCCATAAATGTACTGCGGGCGTCTTCAATCTTCTGGGCCTGCTTGGCCTGTTCCAGTAATTCTGCCGCCTTCAGCTTAACTTCTGGCGATGCACCCTTTAACCGCTTGGCTAAATCGGGCGTGAGCATCTCTGACATTATGCCATCCGGGCTGTTTTAGTCCGCTTAAATGATCTGTTCTTGGATGCAGAAGCCACCTTGAGGTTGGACTTCTTGTTTGAGCCGCCTTTTGCAAGCGGTTTCTTGTGGGCTACATCTTTTCCGTCGCCCTTCTTAACCTTGCCGTCTTTCTCCATTATGTCCCGTGCCGCGTTGCGCTGGGCGCGACGTTTCTTCTGCTCGGGCTTGGAGTGGTAGTTGTCGTACTCCTTTCGGTAGTTACGACGCATTAATACCCGCCTTTCCCCGGAAGCATTTGTCGCCTGCCATACACCTGCGTAGGCATCATAGTTGAGTATGGGTATGGAGTGGGAACAAACCCAAGCGTGCTGGGCGGTAATGGGCCAGCAACGTAATCCTGTTCTGGCGGCATCGGCCCTGCAATGTAGTCTTGCTCTGGGGGCATCGGACCAGCAATGTAGTCTTGTTTTGCGGGGTCAATAATCACTTGATCCCGCATAACCTGATCTATGCTCGGATCAAGGCCGGTCCCCGGCCCTGCAAGACGCCCGCCCGGAGGTGTGACCGGTTTCGTGTAGTAATCGGAGCCTCTGCGCTGTAGTTCCGCCCTGCTGACCACTTGGTCGCCAATGCGGACAAATTCATCGCCAGCGTATGGGGTGAAATCAACGACATTTGACCCGTCCCCGGCGATTGCGGCGCCTTGAAGGGTTGTTGAATTGAAGTCCACATTTGAGGAATCCATTGTGGTAGTGTCGGGGGGGATAATTCCCTGCTCAATCATCGTGAGCCTGTCCATCCCCGCATACTCGTCTTCTATTGCCGGCAGTGTCACCGGGGGAACCACCGGAGGGGTTACCGGAGGGACTACTGGGGGCGT